GATTTTCCAACCAACTAAAACCGACCTCCAACCATCACTTTTTTACGAGGCTCTCGGCCCTCACACGACCGAACCATCCATTCTCCATCACGCCGATCCGCGAAATACCGAACTTCCAACTCGTTTGGACTTTGAAACTAAGCTGTTTGAAGGCTTTGCCGCCCGTCCGGGCGGCTTTGCCGACGGGGAGTTAGACTGGGCTAAGGATACCATGATCGACCAGATCAAACAAATTTCCGCCCGTTCCACAATTCCGATGAGAAAACTAACTTTGCTTGAAGCCATTAATGGCCTCCCTATTAAGGACAATGTCCGCATGGACATGACCACTTCCTGTGGTTATCCTTATCACGGTCCTGCAAAGAAAGAACTCTTCGAGGAAAGGGACGGCACTATTTATCCTTCCCCCCGTATCGTAGCTGATTACCAACTAGCGCACGACACTCTCCAAGCCGGCAACATTCCATTTTTGCCTTTTTCGCTTACTTTCAAAGACGAGCGCCTTAAGCTCGCCAAAATCGCCAATCCGCGCACTCGCATCTTCGCCTGCGGAAATGTTATTCACTATCTCATTATGCGTACGCACTTCTACACTAGAATGATGCAAATGTACCACTCTCCCATCGGCACTCTGTGGTGCCATATTTCGCTTGACCGCCTCTCCGCCCAGTGGCATGACCTCGCGTCACACCTACTAAGCGTTGGTGATCGCGCCTTTGACTTTGATTTTAAAAATTATGACCGAACACTCAGTCATTTAGTGATTTACGAATCAGTTGACATTTTGTTAACCGGTTCTGATTGGCTTTCAGCGAAGGAACGTTCAGCTCTCATTGAGATGCTTGCCTCCCCGTACTCTGCGTACGGTAACAACGTGTTCCATTCCACCGGAATAAACATGTCTGGCAATCTTCTCACGTTTGTACTTAATTGTACTGCTAATGAACTTTTCCATCGCGCTGCTTATTTTAAGCTAGCCTCTCGCTTTTCACCAAATCATGCGTCAATACTTGCGTATCACGCCAACGTCCGCGGCATTCGCGGCGGCGACGACACACTAACCGTCGTCTCAGACGAAGTATCGAAATGGTACAACGGCGTCACTGTGGCCCAATTTCTTAACATGCGTGGCCTAGAAGTAACGTCTGCTGAAAAAGATCAGCCCATCGTTCGTTGGAAGAATTTCTTCGAATGCTCATTCTTGAAGAACAAGACGTCTTACAACTTCCGTGGTTACGGCCTTTATCTACCCTTGCCTGATATCTCCAGTTTGATCGAGTCCTGCTATTGGATGCGACTCAATAAATACAATCGAGACCCAGTAAAGGCAACATCAGATAATGCCAACGCCGCCCTGCGCGGCATATTTTTCCACGGCAAGAAGACTTTTGACTCTATACGAGATGCCTTTTTGCTCCACGAACCCCGCCTGACTTTGCTCAGCTTTCTGGAATTAGATACCGTCTGGGGTAACTATTTCCATTTTCCACTCTCCCATCCAGACCAGCCCACTGCAGCTGAAATGCAAGAACGTTTTGAAACCAATGCTCAGAAAACTCAAGTAGCAACGGCCCCAGGAAACGACCCAACAACTATGAACTCAATCCACTCTCACGACCAATCTGGCGAAGACAAAGCCGCTATCGCTGACAATCAACACGTCAAGACACCAGTTGACTCTCAAGTCAACAAAACCGATGCCGAAGACACTGCTGTCAAAGAAGCGGGCGCTGTCACTAAAACCGAATCAACCAAGACTGGTACGACCGTACAAGACTCTGCTCAAACAACCGTTAAACCTGTTGTCACCGGCGCCCTTACTCCATCATCAAAGAACAATCGCGCCGAAGCCTACCTGAACGACGAACAATGGAATCTGGCTATGCTGTACTCCAAGTACACCTTGCTTGCGAATATCAACTGGTCGACTGCTCAAGCAGCTGACACCGTTTTGCTCGAAGTTGATGTTCCGTCTGGCTTTTTAGTCACACCAGCGTTGAAGTCACCTGTTGATTTGACTCGCTTTATGCGTTTCTCCCAACTCAAAGTCAAGGTAGTCGTCAAGCCTAGCCCCATGTATGCCGGATCATTAATCCAGGCTTTTTATCCGTACGGGCTTAATAAGACTACTGCCCGCGCCATTAACATGGGCGCCGTAGTGCTTAAGCTCTCACAGGATGAAGGCGTGGAATTTAACATTCCGTTCCGCTATCATCGAGGCTTTCTTCGAATACCAGGCCAAGACATTGGAAAGTATCAACTCCGAGTTTTGACTCCGCTGCGCACTGGCTCAAACAACGCCAACAACATCAGCATTGCCATCTATTTCTGCTTTGATGGCTGCGAGTTTAAGGTGCCCGACATCATTAAGGCATCCAATTATTTTTCGCACAAACTTGATGTAAATCCGAGATCAGTTATCTCCAAAGATCAAGCAGGTCCCAACGTCGAAATGCGTGAAACCACGTGCAACATCAACGATCAGCCGACGAAGATGCCAGCCACTAAAATGTGTGCCGGCTATGGCCTCGTTCCTCCAATTCCTGTCCAACAATTTCAGGATACTGTCGAGGACCTGGTCACTCCACTCAAACGTTGGCGAACCGTGTCCCGCTTTAGCCTAAAAGCTGACGCTGGACATTGCGGATGGCGTCGTTTTTATGTTTCCGACATCCGCCTAGCAGCCGCAGATTATTTGAGCGATATGTTCGTTCTATTCCGTGGCTCGGTAGACGTCAGACTGCGCGCTTTTAGCGTAGACGACCCCGCCCTGCAAACTTTGGACCGCCAATGGAATCTCCGTGTCCGCTACATTGAGGACAACGAGATCAAATCCGTCAAAGAAGATCAATACCACCAATACGATGGTGTTCATCGATTCGACATTGACACACCTGCCCAATTCCAGATTCCATACATCTACAACACGTTCACCCTTCCATTTACCGAGAACGCCGAACTGGCCCCTGTCATACAGGTTGAGCTAAATAACATCGGTCAACACAGTACCATTTACATCATTGAAATGGATGTTGCCCTTGCGGACGACTTCCACGTCGGAGTGTACATGGGTGTCAACGACAAGACTTTGTTCTCTCGCTACAACGTGGGTCCATCCGACGTCGGTCAATACGAACTCGAAGTTTACCAGGGCGGAATTCACGATTACTCTTCGAAAGCGGTCGAGACTCTACTCCCCATCGAAGAAATGATTTCTGACCTAGGTCACCTCCTGGACGCTGAAGACGTCACATACCAACCGGAC